CTAGAAATCAATTATTAAAAGATAGTGATTGGACTCAGATTTCGGATGCAACGGTTGATAAAGATGCATGGTTAGCATATAGATGTCAGTTAAGAGATATCACATTACAAAAAGGGTTCCCATTAACTGTAAAGTGGCCAGCTGAACCAGTTTAAGTATAACAAAAATTTATAAGGAATAATAATGGCAAAATCACTTTCAACACTTTTAGGTGCAACACCGGCTTCGTCGATATTAGTATCGTCACTTGCTGCTACTGGGACAAGAGATGCTACAACATACTTAGCAGGCGACGGTACATGGAAATCTTTATCGTTTGCTAATATTGCTGTAACAGGTACAAGAGATGCTACAACATACTTAGCAGGTGATGGTACTTTAAAATCGACTAAAGAAACATCTTATACAGTTAATGGAACCGGATCCGGAGCAATTTCTTTTAACGTAGATTTATCAGCAATAAATAATAGTACTACAATTATTATTAATTTAGCATCCGGCGTTACTGGAGCTACTATTACATTTACTAATTTAACAACCCAAGCAACAAGTGGAACAGTGTTTTCATTTTCGGTAATTTTATCTCATGTAACTGCATTAACAACTACTGCATCGGTTGTATTTAAACATGGTGCAGCAGTACTACCAAAATGGACTGGAAATATTGTTCCGCCTAGTACAGTTACTGCAAATGCAATCGACATATGGACATTTTTTACTTATGATGCAGGGACGTCATTAGTAGGTAGTTTATCAATGGCTGATGTTAGAAATGCATAAGGACATATAATGTTTAAGAATTTTATTAAAAATTTATTTAAAGAACCGACAAATGTTGCTGATATTAGTCCGGTTACATTTAATTCTCCCGGAACATATAATCCTAGGTATGGAAAAGCAAAAGTAAAGTTTGTTGGTAGAGGCGGTTCTGGAAGTTACTCTCCAGGCTACCTAACTGGTTATTATAATACTTCTACTCAAAATGTAAATCAAACTACAAATTATATATCAGATGTTACATTCGTTGGCCACGCTAGTATAATTGCATATACTGCAAATGGTGTAGTTGCATATACAGACAGTGTTAATTCAAATCCAGGATCGATTGGAGCTCAAGCTGCTACTGGCGCCACAACAAATTCCGGTAACTGGGGACTGTATTATAGTTGGCCAAATGCTACTCCTGCAGCAGCTATAAATACAAGTAGTGTATGGACAATAACGTATACTAATAATGGTAATTCATCAATTGTATTCACACCCGGTTATTCAAATTCAAACTTTCCTAATGGTGGAAGGCTTGATCAAACTATTTCTGTTAATGTTGCATCTGCAGTACCACCTATTTCGATAGTACTAGGTGGAAATCCGGGAAATTGGAACCCATCTACTTTTGTACCAACTGGGTATCAACCAGAATCGGCATATACCGGGGCGGCTTACACGTTTGACGGTATATCTGTTCCCGGTGGGTACGGTGGACAAGCTACTGATATTTCTATGGTTTCATTACCATATCGCGATTTATGGTTGTCAACAACCGTAACTATCCCTAGTGGCGGTTATGCCACTATAAATTTTTCATTATAAGGAGCTTTTATGATAAAATATATTTTGTTTAATGAAGATAATACAGAAGTTATTAATACAATTTTGTGTGACTACGAGTTAGATAACGCTACATTTGATGTAACTAGATTAGTTAAACTTCAATCAACCGAGCACTGGGATCAAACTACATCTACTATAGAAACGTCTATAAGACTAACAACGGCTGTTGCTACATCTGATACTCCTAGATAATATCCTATGTAAAATAATATTAATAAATATAGTACATGTCTATTAGACATGTACTATGCATGTTTAGGTAAGCATGCATTACCTACATTTTAAGTAAAAATTATGTTTACAATACCAGATATACACTCAGCACTTGAGCCACTAGTTTGTTGGTCAGGTGCATTTACAGATGAAGAAATTGAAGAAATTATTAATATTGGTGATAATTTAGAATTCCAGCAAGCTAAAGTTGGAAATAACGGATTAGGAGAGGAAGACTTAAAAGTTAGAAATAGTTCAATTTCATGGATTGCTCCTTCTGAACATACACGTTGGCTTTTTAATAAGATGGCAGAAATCGTTGCTAGAGTTAATACAGATAAATTTCAATTTGATCTATCCTATATTGATTCGTTTCAATACACCACATATGAAGTAGGTGGCTATTACAAATGGCATATTGACGGTGATGCAAAAGATACGTATGGACCACAACATCGAAAATTAGGAATATCAGTAGTTCTATCTGAACCAGAAACCGAGTTTACAGGCGGCGAGTTCCAGATCATACCATCGGGTAATCCTGAACAAATAAATAGTACAAAAGTTAAAAAAGGAGATATACTAATGTTTCCTGCATTTGTACCGCATCAAGTAACTGAAATTTTATCAGGTAAACGTAAAAGTTTAGTATGTTGGGTACTCGGTCCAAAATTTAAATAACACTCAGAAGGGTATATGCCATTAATTTCTATTTTTAAATCACCAATAATTGAATTCTTAACAACAGCAGAATTTGCAGACGTATTAATACCTCCTGCACCTGCTAATAAGTTTATTCCAGATTGGTACAAATCTATCCCGTCACATTCTAAATCTAAGAGAGATGTAACCGGTGCACTAGCAATGACTGCTAAAAAATGTTTACCAATGTTAGACGCTATGACACACGGTTATATTATCCCGTTAGCAGGAGATGTTCATATTAGAACAAACGACGATGCGTCATTAATTGATATTACCGAAAATCAGTTTATTAAACAAACAGAAGAACATTCACAAGAGCAAGTAAGTCCTAATTTTCCATTTCCTAAAAAGCATTTAGTTAAGTTTATTAATCATTTTGTGATTAAAACTCCTCCCGGATATTCATGTTTGTTTGTTTCTCCTATTAATCATTTAGAAACAAGATTTACAACATTAGGTGCAGTAGTTGATACTGATAAGTATGATAGAGAAATAAATTTTCCTACAGTATGGATGGCTAATAATTATGATGACACTGTGCTAGCCGGAACTCCTATAATTCAATGTATTCCATTTAAACGTAGTACAACAATTGAAAAATATGAAGTACGACCATATACACCTGCAGAATGGCATAATCGAGAAGTTACACGATTAAAACAATCAAATCAATTGAGTTATTATGTTAAAAATCTTAGAGTAAAAAAATAATGCCAATATTATCTAGTATTAAATCAATGATTGTTGATATAGTAAATCCTCAACCTATGATTAAATTTAAATGCGATGTACCGGGATACGAAATTGGACAACCGGTTTGCCGTGCGATGGACGTAAAACCTGAATGGCTAGTTAATCAGATTAAAACTGCTGAAAAAAACAAGACTGTTAAATTTTCAGCATGTCCCGGAATGCATGATTATTATCGAGCTGGGTATATTATTCCAGCATGGGAAGATTTTGAAATTATAGTTACTAATAAAAAAGCAAATATTATTATCGGAACCGGACACAATGCAGTATCTAAATCATTCGAACAAATGGACTACCGAGTAGTTGCAGGAGCTGCAAATATCGATGATGATATTGCGCATCATGCATTAAAGCTACCGTGCCCGTGGAAGGTATTTACTAAACCCGGGTATTCGGCATTTGTAATGCCTGCATTGTATCATTCTCCTTTTTTAAGAGATTTATTTTTATATCCCGGAATTAACGATTATGACGCGTATCACACTATTAACGTAATGTTTTCTCCATTAAGAGAAATGCATGTTAAGATATACGCAGGTACTCCAATGTTGCAAGTAATCCCTTATAAACGAGAAACCATTACTGCCGAAGTTGGGTTAATCACTCAACAAGAAAATGGAATTGCAAATTTTACATACAGAACTAAAGCACCTGGGTTTTATAGAAAATGGCTTTATAAAAAGAAAACTACGGAAATTAATTACATTTAACCAATCTTTAACAAAATAGTATCTTCATTAATGCGACCGGTCAATTTAGTATCAGTTGCATTAATATCTTCTATAAACTTCCTTAACATTATTTTATTAGCAGCTTTAAACTCTTTAAGTTTTTCTTCTGGCTTACGTATAGTCTTTTGAATACTCTTATGCTCATCATAACCTAAAATTGCAGCACCTTTTACAGTTAAAGGTCCTGTCATTTCATCTGCTATAAACTTACCTAATTTTCTATTCTTAGTGTTGTATACCCATAATTCTTTAGCACCTATAATTTCTGTAGGATTAATAGAAACAAGTTTTAATGGTTCGAACGTTTTTAAGTATTTTAATTTTTCAACTAGTTTATCTTTTGGTACAGATTTTTTAGCACGCGGTGCTTTGTTAACTTTACTTTCTTCAATTAACATAGTACACGCAGATTCGACTTCTTTGTAAAATGCAATTAAACTTTTAATTTCTCGTTTACTTTTATGATTATATGCTTCTTGTAACTGTTCATACGCATCGTGCTTTTCTTCATCAGCAGGTTTACCAGCAGCAAGTTCTTCTAATTCCAACAAATTACGCGAGTACATGTCTTTAATAATACGTGCATGCGCTGCTTTTGCTTCCTTAGCTTTAAGCGCATTTATTACTTTAATAGCTTTAGGATCAAACGTAGCTGTGTTAGTTATCCATTGGTCTACAGCATCTTCAATGACTTCTGTCATACCAATTGCGGCTTCTTTTACACGAGCTTGTATATTAATAACTGCAGCTGGCTTTTTAACTTCACTTTCTTCATCTGGTTCAATGTCTACTTCACCTGCTTCAATTGTAGCAGCAATAGCATCTCTTAGCCAAGCAGCCGCATCTCTTCCGTTATTAAAAGTGTCATGAACAGCTGGCATACCTCTGAGGAGACAAGAAGCAATAGAACCCATAGTAGTACTTGTGCGCCAATCTTTAGTAGCTTTATAAGTGTTAATATATTCTGTGTTACAGCCATTTAGTGTCATCCATTTAACAACTGCAGGTTTTAAATCTTTTACGCTAAACTGCAGGTTATAGTATTGCATAGCGTTATGCCATTTTTTTCTATATTCAGTAGGCGTCCAATCTTCCCAGTTGTCCCAAACAGGACTGCTATCCTTTTTAGCATTTTCACGTATTGTAACAGAGGTTACTTTTGTTTTTTTCTTAAGTGCCATATTATTCCTATGTCCACATGTGATGTCTAACTTTAATGAGTCTAATCATCATATCTTCGTCTTCTTGTTCTTGTGCTAATTCAATATCATTACTAAGCATTAATAATTTTAATGATTTTTCTTCTTCCTCTTTAGTACGGTTATTGTTAAACATTGTACCATACTTTTCTTCTTCGTAATTGTAAAAATCACCAAGACCTGATTCGTCTATTGGATCTTTACGTTTAGGATATTCTTCAGTCCACCATAAGTACAATTTTTTTATTTCAATTGCAGCAAGTGCTTGTGGAGATAGATCATAATGTGTTTTATCTTTATTTTCGTAAACTAACTCTGATGCCCAATCTAAGTAATCTAAACCAGCTTGTTTACTACGCCATGATCTCCAATGAAAGTTTGGAACATTGTACTTTTCGTATTGTGCTTTATCATCCCAACGAATAAAATTCCAAGCAAGTTCAACTTCAACAAAGTCAACTAGTTCATTAAACATACAAGGTAAAAATCTATAACCAACATCACACCAGTCACCTGGTTTAATGTCTTTAGTATGTGCAGTTAACCCGTGTGTACGACTAACCCATCTGTTTTCAACATAATATTTAATATTGTAAAAAGTATCTGATGGAAACATAACAATATCTTGAAGTTTATCAAGTAGTTCTTCTGCAATCCAAAAGCGAAGTGGGTGGGTGGCCTTTGCAAGTTTTTGAATAGAGACCCACCCTTCACTAGACTCATATTCTGGATATTTTGTACCGCGGATCCAATCCGCAAAATCACCGCATGACCAATAGTTACTTCTCATTTGTTTATCCTCTTGTTAAAAATGGTGTTAGTTCAGGAGCGGAATATGTAGCTGGTTTTAGAACCTTGCCATCTTCCCTTTTAATAACTTTACCAGTCGCTGGATCTACTTTAGACATATTTGATCTAATTACTTCATTCCATGCACCTTCGGCATCTGCACCTAATGAATGTAACGCGCCTACAACTACAACTAAAATATCAATCAATGCATCAAGTTGTTCAACTTTATCATCTTGATCAACTGCGTCCTGTAGTTCTTGTACTTCTTCTTTGATTAAGTCTAAGTACATATTATATTGTGATTTGTTATAATTGTCAACTGTTTGATCACCGGCAATCATAAATTTTTCTTGGTCTTTGAAAATAGACATAGTGTTCCTCTTGGTTTGTTTTTGTATCTGCTTTATTTTTTCTTGTGTTGCTCGTAAATCTTCTATAATTAATTTATCTAGTTCGTAAGTTATCTCTTTTTTTAGATCTTTTAATATACGTTCTTCAATAGTTGGTTTACGTTTCATCTTCTTACGTTGTCTGTGAATGCCCAGCCTAAGCAAATAATCCATATTACTACAGACCAGCCGGCTAAGAAGTTAAAAATAAAAATTGGCATAAAATTATTATGTCCACGTTCGCTTGCTATAAGTGTCGGAGCAAAGTATATAAAAAATGTCAATATTGCCGCAAACAGGATTATAATATCAATCATCATCTTCCGGTTCCATTGCTGAGTATATTAACGCGCATTCTTCTAACATTTTAAATTCTCTTTGCATACTTGTCAATTCTTCTTCATTCATTTTTAATGTCTTTAGTTAGGGTTGGTGTAACACATCCAACTGGTTTAGGTCGGACGTATGGTTCTTTTATAAACTCTACGTGGCAATCCACGCATATAAACATATCCCTAGATACTATTATTAGCATCCCAGCGCCGCAACGCGGACACTGGTTCCCTGTTACTTCATCATATGACTGTGTGGTCATTTAGTCTTTCCCATTGCACTATCAAACTGATCCTGAACTCTTTCTAATGAATCAGCTTCTGTTTTGTCTTTACGGAATTCTACAAATCTTGGTAAAAACAAACTGTAATACACATTGCTTGATGTTGGCGGCATAATGTTGTTGGATCTAACTGTTACAATTGTTCCATATAATTCATCTTTGCGATTAAAGATGTCTTTACGTAAATCATCTGTAAATCCTGATACGTTAACTACTAACTTGCTATCTGATGATTGACATGTAATAGATCCAAACAATGCAGCTTTCTTACCATTACCTTCTGTAAATGCTACAATTTCTAAATCAACATCTACTTCAAGTTTAAGTTTAACTTGATCTTTGCTTGTACCGTCACGCCATTTAGCATCTGGACGTTTAATAATAGTACCTTCAAGTCCTTGTTCTACTAACTCAAGATAATGGTTAAATGCTTCTTCCCATGAAAACACTAATTTTGTTTCAATCATTTGTACATGTTGTGGATCAGTTACTGCTTGCGATGCAACTTGATTTTTTAATGGATAGTATCTATCAGCATATTCTACAGTGCCTTTACCTTTTGGTACAGCTTCAGATAACGGAATTTGATCCCATATTAAAAATAAAGGTTCTTCATTTTCAGCAAACGAACCACCATCTGCTATACTGTTTAAGATACCATTGCCTATTTCACGTGGCAAAATAACACCATCACGCTTTACAACAAGTTCACCATGTGTTTGTGTATTACAATGCATTTTACGTTGCATGTAATCAATGATGTTTTTAAACGGTTCTAATGGCATTGGATTACCACTTCTGCTTAATAACTCAATAGACAAGTCTTCATAGAAGTTAGCATTGATATACATGCCATCTGCTTTTAACTGTGAATACACGCCTTTAGACCATGGCCAAGTATCAAGTTTAACATGTTTAGGTAATGAGCAACGTTGATATGGAAACTCTGGAATTAATCCTTTCCATACTTTATTTACTGTAGCTGCTTGTACACCGCAACGTAAGTCTTTATTTATAACTTTGATAACGACTTGTGCATCACTTTCTGTTACAGATTCTAAAATATTTTTAAGATGATCAATGCCTGCGTAACCTGTATAAGTACGGTCAGCTAATGCATGTAAGTGAACAATAGCTTCGTCAAGAAGCATTGTAGGTGTTCCTGTATTAGGAATGTAATCAGGAATTTTTTTGATGTTAAAAGGAAGTAATTTATTAGTGGCACAAAAGCACACATCTTTCAATAATTCATTAGTGCTATTGTTTTTAAGAATGTCAATTTTGCTGTTAGTTTTTGGTTCATTAGCTAACTGTTCTAAAATTGCAGTGATCATGTGTACTCCTAGTAATTAATTAAAATGCTATTATACAACAGTACACATAACTTGTCAACTGATTTTACATATAATGTGCTCTATGCACTGCATCTGTATAACCAACATCAATTACAACTGGTTTACCGTTAAATATACCCCAATTAGCTGTTCTTACGAAGTCAAATAACCCGATATTAAAATTAACTGCAAGCTCAGTTAATGCCTGTGCATATTCTTCGCATAACTCAACATCTTCGTCTGTGTAATTAAAGCGTTCTGATTGTAATTCACGGATAACTTCATTGTGACTTAATATCAGACCTTTTGCATCGGTACTAGCTGCTGCCATTGAAACTAATAACTGTAATGTACCGCACTTCATTATGTTACACAATTGTTTTTCAGTAGCTTTCTGTGCTTTTTCCATATGAATCCAAACAGGAGCATCATGCGCTTCGTCATAATCAATAATTGGAATAGTAATACCTAATTGTTGCACATAACCATCATCTAATATATTTGCTTCTGCTTTGTTTTGTGCCATGCCTTTTATATTATGGGCAACTTTAAGAACAGTAGTCCTACCTAGGTATTCTATTTCAAATGCAGTCCTTGATGAGCCCCTGCCTAACTTTTGAGCTCGTGCTGCAGTATAATCCATTCTTTTTTTGTAAGTGTTATCCGGAGTAAATACATTGCTATCCCAATCCGGAGGTAAGGGAGCTTCGTTGAGTAATTCTGATATTTTCATACTATTATTTAGTCATCACAATCTAATAAAACCATTAATGTTATAATTGTAAAAATTATCGCAATCATTACTGCTCCAAATTCGTCTGCTATGTTAACCATACTTTTCCCCCTTAGACAAGAAAGGGGACCTAAGTCCCCTTTCTTAAAGTACTTAACTATTAATATTTATTAAGCAGATAAGTCTTGTTTTAGAAATTTTGAATTTATCTTTCTTTGTGATGTTCTAAAGGAAGATGATGTCCTGGATGTTTGTAGTGTCGCTTGTAGTAGTGATCAAAGTTACCATCACGTAAATACTCACGATGTACAGGCTGTTCAGTACAGCCTGTAGTTAAATATGCCGCTAAAAATATACTAGCGACGAGTAATAATTTCATCAACAAGTCCATAATCCACACTCTCTTGAGCACTCATAAAATAGTCACGACTCATATCTTGTTTGAGTTTATCAAACGATTGACCAGTATTTTTTACATACACTTCTGTTAAGTAGGTATTTAACTTCAATGTTTCTTCAAGTGCAATTTGCATGTCAATAGCAGTACCGCGTGTACCTGAACTAACTTGATGGATCATGTGTCTTGCGCTTGGAAGAATTTTACGTTTACCTTTAGCACCTGAGCTAGCAAGTAAGCTACCCATGCTGCATGCTTGACCCATTACAATAGTTGAAACATCAGGTTTGATAAAGTTCATTGTATCAAGAATAGCAAGTCCTGCCGTAACTGAACCGCCTGGACTGTTAATAAAGAAACTAATATCTTCGTTGCCTTGACTTTCTAAAAAAAGCAACTGAGCAACAATAATACTTGCAGAATGCTCGTTAACATCTGAATCAAGCATAAGAATTCTATCTTTAAGCAATCGCGAATAAATGTCATAGGATCGTTCGCCTTTTGCTTCTGACTCTACAACCATTGGGATTAAAGCTGGCATATATGTATCTCCTTGTTAAGTAATAAAAATATAATTATACAGTAAATGTTACAGTTTGTCAACACTAACGTTTAGCGTTGACAACCGTAATATCAGGTCCATTACTAACAAAACTTAGTTGTCCCATATATCCTTCAAACTGATGACCATTCCACTCAAGATGTAATTTAACATTTTTATCAATTACTACGTTAAGGTGTTTCTTTTCCTTAAACGATGCAACCTCTGCAACCATCTTTTTACCGTTATCTTCACAGATAATTTCGCATGTGTCATCTACATATTCTCGTCTTTGCATTATTCCCCCGATACAGCGTTATGAAGTTCGACTAGTTGTGCTTCTAATGTTGCAATGTAGTTTTCAAGTTTATCAATGTGATCTGCAACTTGAGTTAAAAAAGTGTTAGTATTAGTTGATGTTGTTCTAATCATCTCACTAATTGAAATTTTTTCTTCTGTCATAATATCCTTTATAGTTGAATGTTAAGTTCAGTTACTTTTTTAGTTATAGTATTACGACCATACCCTAAAACTATAGCTGTTTCTTGACGTCTATTTTCATTAAACTCAAGTGCAGTTTTGATTAACACATGTTCTGCATCAGCTCCGATATTTTTAATCGCAGGATCTTTATTAACTAACAATTGAATAACTTCGGCACGCAATAAATCTTTCCAAGATTTATTAGGACCGGTTACAAGTTGTTGATAGTCTTTTACTTGACTTTCGAGAGATTTAATTTTGTCTTCTAGCCCGTTAATATAATCGTCAATTTGTGCTAGAGTTAAATTTTTTGTATCCATAATAACTCCTTAAATAGTAATGTATTGTAACTTAAACTTATCATGCATGTGTTCTCCAGGATATCCTCTAGAATTGTTTAGCATAACACATTCGTTAACAATTGGTGTTTTTGGATCGTGTTGATGTCCAAAGAAAGCATAATCAAAATTAGTTAATAAATGATCTAAATTAGATCCAAACAACCCATTCATAATAGGATCATTTTTATAATGATCAGCAGTTGTTTGCATCGATGGTGAATGATGAGTAATTAAAATATTGTTGTCATAACCAGCCTTGTCAACATGTTCCACCCATTTAACAAAGTGTTTATGACGTGCAAGTATGTCGGGTACACTAACACGAGCTTCGCCATTAAAAATAACTCGATAGTCATTTATTAATGTAGGTGCGCGTATTAATGTAAATGGATCTTCATTATTATAATCAGTCCATAATGTACCGCCTACAAACAAGTTATTATCGATGACTATATAGTCACCGTTGAGAATATGAAAGTTTTCGTATGGAAGTAATTCTTTCAATGTATCTATTGCTTCGTCAATCGACGAACCATAATATTCATGATTTCCCATAACCATAAGCACATGCTTAAACTTATCAGTAACAGTATCAAAGAAATTTGTAATATCGTCACCATCACTTGTTCTAGTTGATTCTGTAATTCTTTTAAATCTTGATACATTAAGTATATCTCCAGCTAAAATTAGCACATCTGCAGGTTCAATATCGTCTAAGATTAATGGTTCAAATTCAAAATGTAAATCTGATGCATAAGCAATTTTCATATTCTCTCCTACAATCTATAAACAACTCTACCCTTGTTAAGATCGTATGCGCTAACTTCGATCTTAACTTTGTCACCAGCAATAACTCTAATCTTGTGCCGTTTAAGCTTCCCGCTTGTATAGCACACTAATTCATGTTCAGATTGATCTATTTTAACTCTAAACATGTTACCCGGTAACACTTCATTTACTTTTCCTGTAAATTCAATTATATCTTCTTTGCTCATATATCTCCAATGTTAGTATTTGTGAAAGCTGCCTTGAAAGCAATGACGAAGTTCATGTCCAAATGTCCAGTAGTCTGGAGTTCTTGATGTCATAATAAGACATGAATCGCCAAATATTGTAGTAGTCCAAAATGAACACGCTTCGATCGGTTTAGGATAACCACTAAACCCTCGACGTTTACTTTCTTTGTCGCACCCTGCTCTAATATCATCTACTTGAACCCATTTGACAGTTGTTTTATCTGTAAGATTAGTTTTTGCAGAAAACTTATCATATGGTGATTCAGCGGCAGTTGCAGTAATTGCAGTTAAGAACAATGTAGCAAAAAAAGCATGTTTCATAGTAGTTACCCCGTGTGCTGTAAATAAAGTAATATTATAGTACATTTTGTGTGCTACGTCAAACTTTATTTAGCTCTTTTACTTGTGCAATCATATCATTTAATAACACTGGTCTATAGTCATGATGCTCAACACAAACATTAACATATCTAGGATCAGGAACATCACCGTCCATTACTAGGTTACTATGCAAATGACCATGTAGCTGTCCGCTCCATCTATTCAGTTCACTTGGGTGAATTGGAATATGACTCATTAACACATTTTGTTGAACATGGTATGCTCTAATATCTCTAAAGTAAGGAGTATACTCATTAAGTCTAAAGATATCGTGGTTGCCTTTGATAAGAACCATATCTTTACAATGTAATCTTGCTAACGTTGACAACGCTCTGCGATTAATTGCAACATCACCAAGAATGTACAATTTGTCAGTTGGTTTAACAGTTTCGTTGAACCGTTTAATAAGTTCTTCATCCATCTCTTCGTAGTTATCCCACGGACGAACTGGTTTACCAGTTGATGATATAAATTTACAAATTCCAACGTGTCCAAAGTGAGGATCAGACGTTACCCATACATCTTGCATTAGTTCTCCTATACATGCCAAATTTCAGCAAAGCCTTCTTCTTCAGATGGCATTTGAAAAATACTAGTCATCGATGCAATAACTGCATCGGATATGTTTTTGCCTGGACGACTTGCTAATCGTCTTGTAAGTTCATCAGGGTCTGGTGTAGAAAATACTACAGCAATCTTTTTATAACATAGAAACAGTTTTAACTTGTTAGCTCGCGACTTAACTGTTAAATTAGTTTGATCCCATATTGCATCGGTTTCTGCCACATTTGTAGTGATTGCTCGTTTGTTTAATAGTTGAGTTGCAGTTTTAACATAATCATCAAAAACTTCATTGTATGTTTTTCCAACTGACACTGCATACTCCTCTATAAACTTGTCTGAGCTAAGATACACACAATTCTTAGCCCAACTTTGATTGTTAACCCATGTAGACTTACCTGAACCAGGTACACCTACTAACATATAAAGTGTATTCATGTTTATTCCTTATTGTTTTTTTAATTCCCAAGTTTCCATTGCTAGCTTTGTTGTAACAGGAGACTTACCGTGAATAAAATTAAGTTGGTTACCGCTATCACTTACAACAAAGTATAATGGATCAGCATTACCGCCCATTTGGCCAACACACGATGTATTATCAAACACATATAATGTTGAACCTGTTACATCAGGTTGTGCTGGACGTCCGTTACCAGTTGCAGCAAAATACGATCTTACTACAACCATATTAGTATTAGTTACAGTTACCGACATAATTTGACTTTCCATATAACCAATAACCGGGATCTTGTTAATAAATTGTTGTTCAGTATATTGGCCGTAGCCTACATATTTACCAATTATTGTTTTAGGACAAGTTGCATGTGCAGTTAATGTAGTTAATCCAAGTGTTGCTGCTAAAAGTAAACGTTTCATGTGCGCTCCTGTGTAGTTATTAAGTATGCATATATTATATTATTGTACATTGCAATTGTCAATAAATATTTACATGAAACCACGAGATTTAAACATCATACTTAATAGATTAAGACAGTCTGCTAAAAAACGCGGAATTGAATTTAATTTAAAAACTACTGATTTAGACGAAATTGGAATTCCAATCTCATGTCCTATTTTAGGAATACCGTTACATTGGCATAATGGAAAAGCTGAAGACGATTCTTATTCTATTGATAGAATAGATTCAAATAAAGGATATGTGAAAGATAATATACAGTTTATGTCTGTAAAGGCAAATCGCGCCAAAAACAACTTAACAAGCGCAGAACTAAAGTTACTTAGTACATACTATAAATAAAAAAATGCGCTTGTTACAGCGCATTTAAATGTTGTTAAATTATAATTATTTTATATGTGTTTACGTTACGCTTACGGCGCAACATAAAATGCAACATCAGTTGTTTCTAATACAGCGACACCAGTTAACTGGATTGCAAAGTCTGCGACTGTATTGGATGTTGTACTTCCGTATAAAATACTTGTATCAGTATCAAACCAGACTTTATGAGCAGCAGGAGAGTTATCAGAACTGAAACCTAACAAGGTAGTAATACCACTTAGATCAATCTTATCTTTTTGTGAGTGATTAAAATCAGTGATTACATCACGAGTAGCATTAGTATTAGTTGATGTAATTGAATTAGCAAATACAAATGTATCAGAACCTAATCCGCCAGTTAACTTATCTAATATCATAGTACTTGTTAAAATATCGTTAGCTGCTGATGTTTGTTTGCTATATGTAATAAATCCAGTTGATTTTGTTTCAGATTCTGCATATCCTAATTTATCAGTATAAGACACTGTTAAATTGATATAATTATACGAATTTGCATAATCAGCCGGTTTTACTTTATAGGTCATTTTATCGCCTAACGTCTCTCCAGCACTGTTTGTCCATTTATAAGACAACGTTCCTAATCCGTCTGCATCTTTAAGACTAGTTGCTGCAGTTAAGGTGTTACCAACGGTTGTTGCACCATTAATTGATACGGTGCCGGTATGAACGTGATTAAAAATATGAGATGTAGTTGATGTAGTCGGAGTTCCATCTGAATGAACATATAATGCAGTTACTGAAATATCAGTTTTAAGATCGGCTGCAGTTAAAATATAAGACGAATTAGTTGATAACACAGTATTACCACTTTTCCATTCATATGTAAGATTGTATATGCCATTGCTATCTGCAAGTGTTCCCGGAGCAACAGTTAATGTACTACCTGCAGTTTTTTTCCCAGTGATTTTTAATGTTCCTGTCATAGTTTTCCTTATTGGTGTATTTGTTAATAAAAGTGTAGTTGTTCTTTTGTGTCAGGTACAACTACTAAACCCCGTGAGAGCAGCCCATTCCAGTCATTTCGCTTCAGCCGACGCAGAGTACTTAAAGTAAGTGCTGGATCTGCAGAATTGTTAGACCGCGTAGCGATCGTTCATAATTGTTTGTAACATAATTGCTTGTGGAGTAAAGTCATCCATATCAGCTGCAAGTACACTTGTCATAATACTTGGACTAAATCCACTTACTAATGCTGCACCTTTTGCATTATACTTAACTGGCACATTGTCATGTGAGTTTAAGTTCCAAAATACAACTTGTGGTACTGTATACCCTGCATCTTCATACTTACGACGAATCATTTTTATTGCAGAATCATCATGTGTTACACAAGCATCAAATTGCATATCAGATAATATTAAAAGTATCTGTGGCATTTCTTCAACAGGTACATTACCATTAACTGCAACTTCTAAAATCTTAGAAAAAGCTGCATGTAAGTTAGTGCCCATTTGCCAATCACTTTTTGACATCTGCGCATACTTCTCAACTATATTACCTTTTAGTGTAACTAACTCTGGTTTAGAGCTAAATGTTAAGAATGTGTCTTTAAACTTACCAGCATTTTTATCTGCTAAGTATATTCCTAAAGATAATGAAACATCCATACATGTAACAGTTTTGCTTTTACCTGCAGGACAGCCCATAGAACCTGATACATCAACTAATGGTAAAATACTTGCATCACCGACATAGTTAGGTAACGCGTCCCATTGTGCAATAATGTGTTGTTTTTCAAGTAGTGATGGTTGAGACCACCAACCACCTAACCCCTTAACAATTTCATATGGATAGATCGCACCTGCGTTAACTTTAACAGTTGGATCATCACCTTTAACTAATTTAGCAATGTATTCAGCATACTTATCAGTGTGACGAGCAAATGCTTTTTTGTAGCGTGAAGAAGCTACAGATGGAACATGGCTAAAGTTAATAGCGTCCCATTGGTTAGCACACATTTGTGTTTCAACTACTTTAGTAAGTGAAACAAGTGTTTTGCGATAACGTTTTGGAGACCAACCTAAGTAGTTACGTAATTGTACAGCAGTATCTCCTTTACGTGGAATCCATTTAGCAGCAAGTCCATTTTGCGCTTCTAATGCATCTTTAATTAATCCAAATGCATAGTCCTTTAAGTTTTGTGTTTTGAACACAAGTAAGTCATCGTAGCGACCGAGTTCAGGAACTTTAGCTGCAAGTTTTTTAGCAGCATCTGGATCTGAGTTTTCAAGATGTAATAAAATATCTCTAAACAACTGACGTTCACCTGCACCGCCACGTACATCACGTACCCAAGCTGCAATACGTAATGCAAGATCTCTATCTTCTACATAAGCAGCAACAAACTCTGGGGTGATGTTTTTCCCACGTGATGCACCTGCCTTAAAGAAGAGATCAACTAATGCACTTGAGGTTGATTTACGTGCTTTCATACCGTTTTCAGTACGTGCTTCTTGATTTGCTATTGCTTCAATAAATGTTGACATATTATTCTCCTCAGTTTATGTTGTGTTTTGTGCTGTTAATAAACTTATTGTTTATGCTGTGTATTATACACTAAAAAAAGTATTTGTCAACTATTTTTTAGAGAATAAAAAACCGCGTATTAAGCGGTTTATTCTTCTTCAAATTCAAATTCCCAACCTTCTGGCATGTTACTTCCTATCCAGTTAGCTTTTTCTAATGTAATCTCACCGGATGCTAATTTTTGTTGAGTTGTTGCAAAAATTTCTGCAAGATTATCTGGGTCAAGTGTAAAAAATACATCGTCGTCTTTATCGGACATAATATACCTCTATAAATTGTTAGTGGAAGGAATAGCAGGATAGTTTGGGCGTTTAGTTGTTTATTTTACAGTCGAGCATTGCCCCTCGACTGATGCTTGCACAATGACTGCTAGTGCAAGCTAATTAGAAAGCTAGTTCTTAGACCAGCAAATTCTGTTTGCTGAACCTATCCTATTTTTAACGGTATAGTAGTTCTTACTTTTTTTATACTAGGTAAAGAGTCCTAGGGTTGTCTGTGACACCACAGACCAGCCATAGTTGTGTTGCAGTATCTATACCAAACTGTTAACCAACTTTCATTACAAAGTTGATTATAAATCTATTTTTATTAAATCTTGGATTTGATGAAGCATGAAATCTATCTGATTCAAAAATTACTGCTCTGTTTCGTTTAGGTGTGACACGTTGATTAAGTGTTAATTGGGTTGGTGGTTGTCCACTAACTGGATCCCAGAATTCATTAAACAAGAATGTATCGCCGTCTGAATCGTTTACATAGTAAATCATACTGTAATGAGATCCAGTTTTATCATCAGTATGTGGAAAATTATAATGATCAGCTGATGCATTTGATTGTTTTAATAATAAGTTAACTTTAACTCGATCAACAGAACAAATATCTTTTTCAACGTGTTCACCTGCAGTAAATACTACTGCTTTAAGTCTTTCAAAATAATCTTTAAACTTAGATTCTTCAGTATATGACGAATTTAATAATGTACAAACAAACTGTCCATAGTCTTCACAATTGTCATCTATAACAAATGATACATCACCGTATTGATCAGCTGATGATGTTTTTTCTTTGTATTTGTACATTAATTCAGTTTCAAGTTCATACTGAATTTGATTAGCATACATTATTGGTAAAAAATTATCAATTACTTTAATCATTAACCGGTACGTTGAATTAAATGCCAACCAAACTGAGTTTGTACTGGTTTACTAAAGTTACCAATGCCTAACGAAAATGCTGCTTCTTCAAATGGTTGAACCATTTGTCCTCGACCAAATGCGCCTAAGTTTCCACCACTTTGACCACTTGGACATTTACTATTGGTTAATGCTAACGCACCGAAATCTGCACCTTCGTTAACAATTTTATTGTATAAGTCATTTGCTTGTTCTTCAGTTTCTACTAAAATGTGTTTTGCTTGAATTGATGTCATATTATTTCTCTTTAAAATTCGTAATATAAGTTAAAAGTATTAATACCGGTTTCTAATTGATTATTTTGAAAGTCAGTTTTCTCATTATATATAGGAGTTGATGCCATTTCTTGTAATGAGCTAACTTCATATGTCCACCACTTGCTAGTTTGACGATATGGAGTTCCGTAGGAGTCAAATGGAATCTCAATAGTTGATCCGCTGTTTTCGTATGCAAATCTTGGAATTACAAAATAATAAAACTTATCAAAAATTCTATCATAAACTTGTACACGTAATCCGCCAGTTTTATTTTTAAAAGAACTTATAGGAGCACTATAAGTAGTATTAAAGTTTCGACGTCTAACTGTAACCATTTTGCAATCAGAACCATCGGATAAATCTGCAAAATCTTTTGATATTACAGTTTGTCCTCCAAGATTTGCTACTGCATATTCTAATGCAGTTGATACTTGAATTAACCCGTAACTTTGCAAAATACCAAAAGTTTTTTTGCACATTTCTTCCCACTGTGGAAGAAACTCTTTAATATTATCAAGATGTGCATTTTCTAACTCAAGATTTTCTAACTTATTTGCCATATGTTGCCTATATGTAATAGTTAATTGGAGCGGGAGACTAGTGTTATCTAGTATCCCTAAGTTATGTATAAATAATAGCATGAATCTATTATTTTGTCAATGCTGTAATGCATCTTTTATTCCAAAAGCAGGATCTCTTGGAAAGTTTTGTTCTTTATCATGCTCGTCTCGGCATAATAACAAACTTAGTACTGAAAAGAAAATTTCTAAATACATGTTAAATCCTCTAGCATGCAACTGTTGTAATAAATCGTTAGCATATGAAAAACGTAAAAATAAATTTTGTTCTAATCGATGCGCTGCTATAGTTTCTAATAAGGTTGAACGAAAACGTGGACCAACACCTAAAGAAAAACTACTATATTCAAAAGTAAAATTTTATTTATGTACACATACTAACAAGTG